ACTATGACAGTAGAAAGCGTTTGTGGAACACTAAGAAATGGGCAGGATAATTCTTGCCCTACCACTATAACAAGAAAATATTTCCAACAAGCAGTTTTAATCAATCGTGCAGACATTGATTATTCTACTGCTGTTTACGGAGAGCCTACAGAAAGTGTTTGCGCTTACAATATCGCATTCTCTTTGAAAGAAGGTAAAACTGGTTATCGTATTTCAGGTTCAGAACAAGGAAGTTCTTTTAAAGGATTCTTTGACAAGGCTGTTTCTGATTTAGGATTGGTTCAATATACCCATCAGGTTCAAATGCTTATTATGGGTATTTTAGAAGAATCAAAATGTATCTTATCGTCTTTAGATTTAGGTTCATTCGTTGTAGCTTTACAGGCTGGCGATATTGTAGAGATTTACGGATTCGGCAACGGACTTTCAACAGGGGATTATACGTTTGATATTCAGGAAAACGGAGGCGGCACATTAATTCCTTTATCATCTGCTGAAAATAACACAGAGGCTCGTTTGCCAATGGTTTATAAATCGGCTGTTCAAGGTGGCGAAATCGCAGACTTTGATTCATTGTTTGCTAATGATGTTCCTAGCGTGTAATATATACCTATGGACATACAAGAATTGATATTAAAAAATAGTGATAAGGTTAGGAGAGATTCTAGCCTTATGGCTTTTTATATTGAATCATACGAAAAAGTATTCGGATATAAACCTAATTGCGCTGGTTGTACATTCTCAACAGATTGGAACAACTTTGTCCGTAAGGTTACAGGAAAAGAAAAACAAATAATCCAAAATTATAATAAGATGGATGCAGATAAAAACTTCAAATTAAAAAAGGTTCAAAATAAAATATTTGCTTATCGCATTGAAAAGCAAACACGTAGATTATACGACAACAATTTTACAAATGAGTTTGTCGATGCTTTTTTAACTCACGGAACAAAAGAGGAAATCGCAGAACGTAAAAAACTATTTTCGGTATTGCCTGAAAAGTTCATGCCAAAAGTAAAAGGCGAACCGGTAAAAGTCGAAACCGAAACCGATGCCGAAACTAAACAACCTATTCCGGAAGTAAAAAAGACACGCAAAAAAAGAACTCCAAAAAATAAATAATGTCTAAAGATAATTCATTAGTCAGAAAAACCAGAGCCGTATTTATTGAACTATACAGCAGAGTTGTAAAACTTGTAGAGGACAAAAAAAACGGGGATGTTTATTGGAATGGAGAAAACAATCTTTATCCTAATGAGGTAGAGCTGGTTGTTAATTCAAGTCCTACAGCATCAAGCGCATCTAAAATAATGGCTAAGTATATTCACGGTAAAGGACTGACTGATGAAACTAAAGATATTCTTGTAAACGAGCGCAAAAATTACAAAGTTTCAAACATAAACGAATTAGCCGCTGCTGATGTTGCAGAACAGGGTGGTGTTTGGTTTCATCGTGGATTTGGGATTGATGTAAACGAGGCTACACAGCAAGTTAAAATAGTTCCTAGAACTTTAGATATACTTGAATACTCTAAATGTCGTAAAGGTAAAGAGGATGACGAAAAAAACGATTCTAAAATATATTATCGTGATTATTCAGAGCAAAAAACAATGCTCAGTCAATCGAAAACTAAAGAAGAGTGGTTTTATCCTTTCAATGACAATCAGGACGTTATTATAGCGCAGATTAAAGCCGATTACGCAACCGCAAAAGGCGAAGATACAGACGATATTTCGGTAATGCTTCCGTATTATCGTGGTCAGGTTTATTATTGGAACACAACGCCACGTTATAAATATGCTTTAGCACCGATTGATCCCGCTTATAACGATGCTGATTCGGAATCACGTATACAGACTTGGACTAATGGAGAGATAAGATTAGGATTTTTGGGAAAAACATCTGTGATCACTCAGGGATTGGATGAAGAAACGGCTAAAGACATTGACCAAAAGGTAGCAGCTTGGCTAGGAGAAAACGGATCTAAGGGTGTATTTAGATTAGATTTAGCAAATACAGTTGAAGATATTTCAAAAGTCTTGAATATACAACAGGTAAAAGCGCAGATTGATCCAAAACTATTTTCAGACCTTAAAAAAGAAATCCGTTCAACCATTTTAGGAATGTATTGTTCTATCCCTGAAATTTTGGTTTTGTCTAGTTCAGGTACGGTATTCGGAACTTCAGGCGAAGCATACGAACAGGCAAAGATTTTCTACAACGAGCAAACCGAACAATTGCGTGTAAGACTTTCAGAGGTAATCACTCATTTAGGTTTTCCTTGTGAAATTGAACCATTAGTTAAAACCGAAGTTGCCGAAGTTGATGAAAATAAAAACCTTACAGCTCAAGCAACTTTAAGAGGCACATCATCTGGAGTTACTTCTATTATTGAATTAGTAAAAGCCGTTTCGCAAGGCTACACAGAAAAAGTTGGCGCAGTTAAGATATTAACACAACTATACGGAATATCTGAAGAAGATGCAAATATTATAATTGGCGATCCCGTAGAAACAGTTCCTGAAACACAAACAACAGAAGCGTTATGAACCGATTAATAAAAGAAGATTATTCATGTATCGGTGTTATCGCAAACCATTGCGATAACACAAAGCTATGCGTTGCCGAAAACCAAGCCGATGAATTTGACTTATCGGAATTGTATTGTGATTTTTGGATTGATATAAATGCTATTTGGGATGAAATAGATGCTTATCAATTGGCGGTTATTGAATGTGAAGAAAATCCTGATTGTACAACCCCGCCAACTGAACCGATTAACTACGATTTAAAGCGTAAATTGATATTCGGAGGGGATTATAATATTTGCAATGGTAAAACCCGTAAACAAGGCGGTGTTAAAAAGGTATTGACTTATTACTCATACGCTCGGTATGTTATTTTAAATAATATTAACGATACGCCAACTGGTTTAGTTCAAAAAATAAATGATTTTTCCATACCTACCGATCTAAAAGTAATAAAAGACAATTCTGATATGTATCGTAACTTTGGGTTCAAGACGTATAGCGATACGATTGGTTTTTTATGCGCTAATAAATCAGTATTTACAGATTTTCAATCAGATAAATGCAAAGGTTGCGGATGCGGTTCTGATGAATGCGGAGGAACAAAAGCAAAAGGATTCGGAATACGTACTTCAAACATAGATAAAAGAATATGAGTTGCGAACAACTACGATCAGGATTAGATTTATCTTGCGCTGAAATAGCTAAAAAATATTATCAGCAAGTTGTTCTTGTGAATAGAAACGATGTTAACAATAAGATTATTTTAACATCTTCCGTTTCTATCGACGGTATTTATACTTGCCGAAACAGAGCTTATTTTGATTTAAAAACCGACTTATCGGGATTTAGGTTTTCATTGGGAGAAAACGCTACATCTATATTTGGTAGTTTTGACAAAAGCGTTATTGAAAATATACCACAGTATAATCATAATGTTTCAATTGTATTGGCTGGAGTTGATGAAGACACTAAATGCAAGTTAACTCAATTAGATTACGCTGATTATTTTGCAGCATTACAAAACTACGATAATACAATTGAGCTTTTCGGGTTTGAATATGGACTTACTACTCAAAACTACAATTACGACCCCGCTAATTCAGGCGGTGGCGTAGTCATAAGACTGGTTTCTTTTAACGAATCATTTGAGGACTTGCCCCCATTGGTTTACAAAAGCCAAAACGGAACGGAGATAGAAGATTTTAACAATAATTTCCAAGACGTTGTATTTGATCCGAACGGAGATTATAATGACGATTTTAATAACGACTTTAATAACGAGGACTAATGACGTACGAAGAGCTAATATTAAACATTGATACGTACATTAAGCAGAACGGTAATAATGAAATTACGGGCGATGTATTAAACACCGTGTTGAATTATATATCTGAGTATTTCAAAGACGTTATAGGCGACGAAACAGCTTTATCAACACCAGTAACAGAAGATTTAGTAAGTGCAATAAACTCTGTTAA